ATTGGATCAAGTTTTTTAAATATAAATTCGCCGCGTTCTTTTCATGGGCACTCTTACAAACACTTCCCCCTCAACCTTTCTCCAACCAGGACAATCCAGCTCATTTGCTGGGGTCCACGGCTGGTCGATTCATTACAAAAATCATGCGGTCTAAAGACCGACTACCCTTTGCGGTAGGTATTTTGTATATGAAGAAAGGGATGCCCCGTTCCTCCAAGAAGGAGCTACACGAGGCTGCACTCAAAACATACTCTATTCTTACAAGTTTACATCCGCCCTCGCTTTGCGAAGTTACGGTTAATGATTTGTGGGAGGGGGATCGTCCTATGACGATAGTTGATTTGGGTGATGAGGTACGAAGAATTTGTGTTGAGATGTTCCAGGACGTGAAGTACAAACCAGAACTGGTCGAAGCATATGCTCCGAGTGTCAAATCTAACTATGTTAATACTCGTAGTGGATTTGGTACTTTGGGAACTTTTATGGACTGGGGTTGGATTGGAAAAGATAATGACCTATTCGATGGAAACGAAAAAGAGGCGATAAAAACAATGGATATTTCTTATAAAGAATCCTTTGTGCCTATGACTTTTTGTCATCGTGATGGATCATATGAAGATGAGTGTATGGAACCAGCGGTTGGTCAATACTTTGAACTTAATTCCGAAATTGTTTGCAAAACAAAATTGGTTTTTGATCGAGTATATGCCTTGGCATTACAAAATGCTGAAGCTTCGGGATTCTCTGTTAAATTAGTGCCTCTTGCTGAGCCACTTAAAATACGGATTATCTCTAAAGGGCCTCCGCTAACCTATTTTGTGTTGAAGCCGATTCAAAAGCTGATGCACAATACCCTCCGGAAACATCCTGCCTTCCGCTTTTGTGGTGAGGTTGTGACTGTTGAGCAGGTTGCTGAACGAATTATTCCCCTTCATTTTCCGGGTAATAAATTTTGTTCTGTGGATTATTCACAAGCAACGGATATGTTAAATCCCTACCTCTCTCAGGTAGCTGTAGATACAATTTGTGATGTAACGGGGATTGATGATAAACTACGTGGACTTTTTCACAAGAGTCTATGTGGCCATGAGATAGAAAAACCACGAACAAAAAAAGAAGGAGAAGTTTTATACGAAGCTGAAGTCCAATTGATTCATGCTAAGAATAAGCTTTTTCCTGATCGTAGATTACCGTGCTATACGGATCCTACAATTTTTACTGATGAGATGTTGGAACAGTGTTATCTGACTTTATTGCCAGAGCACCGAACCGCTCTCAAAAGTAATTCTTTACCTCAGAAATGGGGTCAATTGATGGGAAGCATTACTTCTTTTCCTATCCTTTGTTTGATCAATGCTGCGATATGCCGTAAAGCATATGAGATTGGTCATGTTCGTGAGTATCCCTTTGGTTTGAGTTTGCGGGAAATGCCTGTCACTATTAATGGTGATGATGGGTTGTTTACTTGCAATGAACTTACGTATAAAACGTGGGAGAAAATTGCCGAATTAGGTGGACTTAGTCCGTCTGTTGGAAAAGTTTACTTCCACGAGTCATATATGAATATTAATTCCACTTCCTTTGTTTATAAAGAAGGTCGTGTTGAATTAGTAAAATATGTGAATATGGGTTTGTTGAAAGGTTACGCAAAGTCGAACTCCTCCAAGAAGCTAACCGTTAAGTCGGCTGTTGGGAGTAAGGATGATATGTCTATTGGTGCCCGTCATAGGGATTTAATCAATTTCTGTCCAGAAGAGCTGAAGCTTACTGTGCATGATGCATTCCTCAAGGAACATCATTCAGTCTTGTCTCGGATCCGGATTCCATGGTATTTGCCAGAGTACTATGGTGGGTTAGGCTTAGAGCCGTTCTTTAAGGTGTTGGGGGATAATTGCGATGAATGTACAGTTGATTATTACTGCCATGAACGTACGGGTGCTCGTTGGGGTCCTAGTGAATTGGACCTCAAGTGTGCTCGGGCTTTATCCAACAATTACCTGAAGGGTAACTTTAAGTCTTATGGTGTTGAGACTCTTGTGGAAGCACGAGGAGTTTGGTTGAAAGAAAATGAATGTGATTTGGATGTGTTTTATAAAACG